AAGTAAAGCCCATGCCCATAGGCCTGCGCGCCCTCGCCCGTACCGATTGCCGATGTCCTGAACTTGCCGAAGGGCGCGCCAGGCTCGGGGGCAAAGGTGTGCGGTGTGCCGTGGTAGGCGGGGATGAATAGCTTGTCGGCTTCACTCCTTCCAGGCATAAGGTTACGCCTGATACGATCAATAACGATGTTTCGGGTGTTGCCGGTAGGATTAAGTGTTCCTATCCGATCCAATCTGCGAGAGCGGTATGTCCCTAATGTGTTTGCCCGTCTCTCACCGAGATTCGATAGGGTTGGATTGTCTGCGATCTGACTTTTACTTACGGGACCAAAGGCGGCATTTAAGAAGTTTTTCTGCCCTTCGGTAATTCCACTTTCAGGAGTACCATTAACTATGCCTTTGGCATGATTATCGAGGTACTTCTCGAACATGGATTCGAAGTTTTTTCGAATTACTGCTGGGTCTGATCCGCCAAACGCCTGTCCGATTTCATTTCCTCTTCGCTTCAGCAGGTAGTCGATATTCTTCTGTAGCTTGTCGAGGGATACAGTATCTAAGATAACATTTCCGTCTTTGGTAATCGTAATGCCATAAACCAAGCTATCGCGATATCCGCCTTTTAGCGTCTTGTATTTCCTGCCTCCCTTGCCGGTAGCCGCATAGTAGAATAGTAGCATCTGATTACCGATGCCATCCCTACCCGCTTTGCTGGCTTCCCGTAGAAAGTTTATCTGCGATGGGTTGTAACGACCTGTCCTGGATAGTTCATCGATAATTGAATCATCTATGAACTTGCCGGAGCCTGTAAGTTTTCCGTCCTCAGTTTCGGACAGAGTGACATGACCTTCAGGGAGATCGTTTTCTCGAGCCTTTATGGATTCGGTCAAATCTCTGGCGAGTGCCTGGTTTGCTCTTCTTGTCTCTGATGGAGAATAGACTTCGGGCTTTTTGGTGATTGGGTTGACAATGATGTTGCCATCTTTGTCGGTCTTAAAGTGTCCACCATTGTTAAATACCTGCAAGCTCTCAATCGGATCACTGGGTGAAACTATTACTGTATCTAATTCATCGTCTTTAGTGACTGGGCGTTGTTCGCGAATCTCCGATTCCGATAAGCCGATTGTCTCATCTTCATACCGCTTGACCAGGTTATCCAATTGTTTGGATGTCTTAAATGGTTTACCGAGTATGCCGGTTCCCTGAACAAGAGATCCATCCGCCTTGGTGGCCATACCTAGTGAATGCATAGCTTTACGCATAAAGCCTCCACTGGTGATACGATCACCCAGGCTTTCGATGAGCTTATAGGTGGATGACTGCCCTGCCCGCTTCGATGTTTTGCCGGATAACATTCTTTCGGCCACAGTCTCAGCAAATAGTTCCCGTGCAAACTGCTCGGGTGTTTCATATGCCTGCTTTGCTTTTTCCGAAACATTGGAGTTGGCAAGTTTATCGACATAAGCCTTTTGAAGTTCCCTAAATTCATCGGTGAGTTCGTAATGTTTCATACCATTCTCATCGGTAGTAATCTTGGGCTTACCTGTGGATTTATCTATCTCGGTAAATATTCCGACTTTTCCCTTCTCGGGATTACCAAGCATCTCCTCAAGGATGTTAGGCAGTAGTCCATGCCTTTCAATATGGTGGCCGATTTCATGTGAAAGGATAGTGCCGTAAGATAAATTGGTATCGGTATTTATTTCGATTACACTATCAGAACCATCTACATAATGTGCTCCATTCGGTCCATCCTTCCCCATCGATTTCATTCTAATCTCAACATCGGGGAAGAATTGAGAGAAGGTAGATATTGCTACCTGTTGATCCTTGTCCAGCTTTTCAAAATTTGCCCGCTCTGTTTCGGTAAGCGATTGCTTGTGGTATTCTAAATCTCCCAACTGTTTGGCAAGCAGATCGGATTTATTATTGAACCTCAAAAGAGATCCATAACCTAATCCGGCGGCTATAAATGGAGCCGATGCTCCGATTGCAGATGCCGCACCCTCTTCGCCTCCAGCCATGTATCCAAATGCACCAGGCAATGCCGCCCCTCCTGCCGCCGCTTTGGCGACATTGGCGGTTTCTGTGCCTAGTCTGCCTAGTCCTGATCTATCGATAAACCTGGCGACTCCTCTTACAGTGGATGGAAGGTCACGGGTTTGAGTGAGTATAGGTTTTAACTGTGAAGCGGCATCTCCGAGTACCAGGTTATCAGTCCTATCGACTAATACCTCGGCAAGTTTTGGATCGTCTGCCGGTAATGCCCCTACCCTTTTAAAGAATGGCATGGTGGTCTCGGCCATAGTTAACTGTTTGCCGAGGATCGCTGTGCTTCGTCCCATGCTGGCGATTGCCCGTGGACCCATGTAGGCGGCCAATGCTCCAAAGCCTGTGCCGGTTAAACTAGCTTCCCCATCTGTGAGGTCAGCGGCTCCACCGATTGATGTATAAATAACCCCCTTGGCTACCTGTTCACTAAGCCCGGCTCGCATTAATAAGGTAGTCGCTTCCTCCACGCCTGCCCTGCGAATAAACTCAGTAAGATTACCAAAGTGCTCACCCGCTTTACCGACTGCCTGCATACCCTTGCCGACCATTTGATTGGTAAACCCAGCCTTTGCCTTCTGCTCAGTAAATGGAGTAATCTTTGCGAGTATTTCATCCGATTCCTTTGTCGCCTTTTCGAGTGCATCGGTGGCAGTCTTTACGAGTTTGTCAGATGCATTGGCTGGTAATCGATTGAGTTGCTTTTCAAGTAAAAATTTCTTGCTGTTTGCTTCCTTGAATTGCTCGGCTAACTTCTTTGCGGTTCCCCGGCGTAGCATATTAGTGGTGGATCGAATACTTCCAGTGGTTACAGCGGCCACAGGATTTTCCAGCTGTACGAATAAAGATGCCGCTAGTGCCTGTTTCTTATCAGGCTCAACTCTACCGGCTTTAAGATCTCTATACATATCGAAATCTCCAAACTGCTCGGCCATGATTGCCGCCCCATCATCTATAAACGACTGAGTCTTCATCATGTCGCCAATAAACTGAATGGAGGCATCTATATCCTCATCCCCTTCACCTACTATTTTGGAGAATGCAAGTTTACCGGCATCTCCGATAGTTTTATATCCTGCGAAGACTTCGGCCATTGTTTGGTAGCCTGTTGCCTTTCTTTTGCGTCTTCTTTTCTGCTGTTCTGCTCGAGCACCCTCGACTAGCTTTTGACTGCCAGGGACTCCGTAAGTCATAGCACCTGAAGCGGTAAAATCTAAACTGACCTCTTTCGATATATCACCGAGTCCCTCCATGACTTCACCGGCGGCCTGTTTAAATGCATCGTATAAACCAGTGTCAGATTCCTGGTCGAAGTAACCATTCTTATAGGCGGCTCGAGCTAGTTCCCTATTACCATCTTCGAATGCTTTGATCATCCGATCAGGTGGAACTACCTGTTTAAGAATCTGAAAAGTGGATTCTGCGTTTGGAGCCTCCGGCCCCTCGACCATAAAATCTACTCCGAGGGGTTCGCTGAATATTCTATACTGTCCCATTACTGAGCCTCTACCGATAATCCTGGTATACTGTAAGTTCCCTGCTTGGTATCTATCCCTGGTCCTTGAGGCTGTGACGGGCTTAATTCTTCTTCAATTTGCAAATAGTTTGATGGAATAATTTGATCCACCCTCAAACCACTATTTGCCGCTAGACCTTTATACTGATCAAGAGCCTCTCTTGCTCCTTTAAATTCAGCTGATGCGGCATTTTTTGATTGGTTAAGAAAATCTTGTCTCTGATCGGGCGAAAGTCTCGTACCATCTATGATCTGATTATAAAGGTTTCTGATTTTAGTATCTATGCCACCAGCATTTTGTGCATTAGCAAACTCTCCCTCCCTGACAACACTGCCAGGATCAAGTATCTTCATGTAATTAAAAATCAAACTCAAATCGCCTGCTGGAGAAGGGTTTGCACCGGCTTGTTTGACCTTTTCGTATGCAGTACGAACTTTGTTGAAATCCTTAACAACTGGCAAAGCGTTAAACTCTTTCCGTAAATCTCCTTCGGCTTTTCGAAGAGTTTCAAAATCTTCCATGCCAGCAGTTGCTTGTTCTGCCAACCTCTTTTGTTCAGCCTGCATAAATGCCAAAGCTCTTTCTTGAACAGCAGGAGATTCGTTTGCAAATTGAGCCATAAACCGATTGCCGGACATTCCCATAACAGGCTCAGTCTGTTGGAGATTAGGATCTTGAAGTAATTCGTCTCTAAACTTTTCCTGTGCTTCAGGACCAGGTGCTAAGAATAGTGAACCTCTTTCTAATTCATCTTGCCCAGCCTCGTTTAATTTACCAGTAGGAGCTTGAGAAGTAAGCATGGTAATAAACCTATCTCTGCCAGCCTTCTGCTCATCGAGCATAGCTTGCTGACGATCAAATGCCTGCTTACGCATGAGGAACTCCTGTGCTCTAAAATCGCTTAAATCCTTATTTCTTTTAGCCTCAATAAGAGTAGGATTTTTCGACATCGAGTTAATCAAATCAGGGGGAGCATCAGGATAAATTCTTTCGAGACCCTGCCTCAAATTTTCAACCTCTTTCTGTTTCGCTTTTTTATCGAAATAACTTTTTGCCACTGAGCCAATCGCATCACCGAATGCCTGGTTAGCCCTTGCCTGTGCCTCGCCTGCTCTTTGAAATGCTGAGAAGTCCATCCTCCCCAAGCCTGCCTGTACTGTGTCGCCTATTGCCATAGTTATTAAAATAGTTTGTAGCCTCCTGAAATCATAGTGTTACCACCACCACCTCGATATGTGCTAATTCCTTGTCCAAAGTTTTGATTCTGTTTAAGTCCTTGTCCCAGCTAACCTGCGGCCATAATATTTGCCGCACCAATTGTACCGATTGCCCCCAACAATCCACCTACCATTCCACCTGCGGCCTGTTCGCGAGCCGCATAGGTGTTTGCCAGGTAGTTCGCACGATTCGCTGTGTCCTGTAATCCGATATTTACTCCGGCATCAGGATTGATCCTGGTTGACTGCTCCTGTGGTAATCCAAACAAGGCCGCTCTTGCTCCGTATCCCTGTTGAGTATAATCAGCACCACCACGAAGCATCATTAATGGGTCTGCTGATGTCGCGCGATTCATTGCACTTGCCATGCCTCCTAAACCTTGTGCCTGTTGTAAAGCTTCATTACGAAGTTCTCTAAGATAATCCTCACGACTCATTGCTTCAGCAACAAGTCCAATATTGTCGAAATCTCTACCGCGAGCGACAAGACCTTCCCTTGCCGATTGAGTCGCCCGTCTTCTCATCTCAGGTGACAAGTCCTGAATCTGAGACTCTCTGAATGCCTGATCGGCCAACTGATTAGCCTGCTCCACGCGAGCCTGCATAAGCGGATCGGACGAACGAACTGCCTCCGTCATACCGGGGCCAAATCTTTCTATTAAAGATATATCACTACCCGCCTGACGACCCGCCATCTGACCACCAAACTCCTGTGCCCTCATTGCCTGTTCTTCGGCAAGCTGTGCCATCGGATCAGCGGCTCGTTGGGCGAGGCTCATCTGTAAGTCTTGATACTGAGGATCGTAGGTCTGACGAGTCTGTAGTAACTGCTCTTGCAAGCGAGGGTCTGCCATTGCAGATACATAATCGCGAGCCGATTTACCAACATCTAGTTTAGGCAAGGGAGGTGGTTTCTTTCCTCCACCAAAAAGCTTCTGTAAGAAATAAGATGGAACGCCTGAACTGTTTACAGGCTCACCTGCTCCACCGGCATCTTTAAGCATCTTTGCTTCTGCTGAATTGATGTAGGCGAGTGACTCACCTTCGGGAGCATTCTCATTTAAAAGCCTAGCGGCCTGTGCCAATGGATCTTTTGTTTTGTTTTTCATCATGGCGATTAAGTCTTAATTATATAATTTAAAATGATGGTTGGCTGAACATTGTTGTGTGGTTGATCGCCACCTGTACTACCCGAATTAACATTTTGACGAGCTACAGCAGTAGTGCTATCCCCTACTCCTCTAGCTGCTGGCCCTGAAGATGATTCACTGTAAGTGTGCGTATGTGAAGGCATTTCGGATGTTGTGAGGGTATGTGTCTCAGCCCCACCTGTAGCTCCAAGGTTATCACCATTGACCCCACCTGATTGACCTGTCAATCGGTCAGCAGAAGTACCTCCCATGTCATCCTGACCTGCAATAACTCGTCCGCGAAGGTCGGGGATATTAAATGTGGTTGAACCATCTCCTGCGCCATAGGTTTCGTCAATTATATCAAATAAATCCGAGTATGTGCTTCTTGATATTGCGTCACCATCACAGAATAAATATCCTGTTGGTGCGTTAATGCCTGCAAAAGGTAAAACTGTACCTGTGGGCATTAACGCAGATATTGCATCGGAATTTAATTTTGCAGATGTTACTGCTCCATCGACTATTTTAGTAGCGGTGACCGAGTCGGAGGCGAGTTCGTTGGAGGTGATACCTCCTGATGGTACTTTTAGTTTACCATCGCCACCGCTGATTCCATAGGTTTGACTATTTACGATGATAGTAGAACCATCTGCGGGGTCATCGAATGTCGCGAGGTCTGCGATATCCATTAATTTCTGTGAGGTGACTTGGTCACCTGATGAAAAGATTTGTCCTGTATTTAATATTGGCATTTTTTCTATCTCCTATTGAAAGACTGAAGTGGTTGATCGATCCGATATTCTAGCATCTACCTTGGTTGCCCTGACATAAGGTCTACCGACAAATGGTTTAATATCTGCCTGTATGCCAAACCCTCTTCTGTTAACTCGTAAGCGAACCGAGGCATCCTCCGCAGTTTCAAGCTCACTACCTAGTAGCGTAGATATGCTTGAAATCTCGGAAGTAGAGTCAGGATCTTCCGTGATAAATTGTACAGTAGCATCAGATGGGTTGACTTCGCTTGATTTAAGTTGCAATTCTGCACGACTGAATGTTTTTCGATCCATCGTGTCGGCATCGTATTGTCTAGTGATTAATTGACTGACCACAGGGATACCGGGGTCTACTTCAGGTGATTGTCCTGCTTTCCGTAAGACCTTATCATCTCCATCCATGGAATCTACCTTATGTACGCCACCTTCTTCTGTTGTGAGGTAAAGTGCATTCTGTGATCCTTCGCGAGCTACTAATAATTCTCGGATCGCAAAGTCTGTAGAGTTTACGGTATCGATGCTCTCAAAGCCTTGGTTGATGAAATTATAAACGATGATCGTATTTAGTTTATTACCATCCCCTTTTCCCACGCTAGAGTCCAATGGTAGTGCTAACCAATAGCGGTTATTAAAATAAACTCCGCATGATAGGTGGGCAAAGTCCTGATTTATGCGATCAATGAA